CTTTGCCATATGAACTTGGCCAGCTGATCCAGTGCTTGATCCAGCGGAATACGATCATGTTCATTGAACGCCTCGTCCCGTGCTGCTGCGGGTTGGGTAGCCCACCAATCTATGGTGCCTTGTTGAATGCTACGATTGGGCTGACTTTCTAAATCAATCCTGGCATAGTAATGCCGTTCATGATAGCCGGTGCCCAGCGGGTCAAAGCTCTGAGCAGCAATGGTCAGTATGGTGGTGTCTGGTCCGGTGCCCAGGCCTTCGATGTCAATCATTAAATCTGCCATAATGTATTGTAACACATGCCACAGGCTCACGCGACTCAACTGGTTAGATCAATGCAAAATTGTGTTTCAAACCATTGAGCCATACCAACTGATGTGGGATGAAATCGATCAATTTGTTGTAAATTTTGTTTGGCACAGTATTCATAAGGTGGAATAACGCTGTTGAAACTGTGCCAGTCGATCATGGGGTACAGACTTGATGTAGGGTCAATTTTGCCTAAACAATGCTCCAGAGCCAACCATTGTGGCCAGCGATCAAATGCAATTGAGCGATATTTGGTGTTGGTCACTTTGTCCACTGTGTCATTGTAACTTTGATTTACGTCGTAGATAAAGCACATGGTGTAGGGAATTTTGCAAGATCTCAATAGATCTTGTGTGTCTATGATGGCTGCCAAGGTTGTGTCTGTGGCCGATCTGGCAGTTTGATTCAGATATTCTTGACGAAATTGAGATTTGATTGCAGCAGGACACACATCATCTGACTGCCAACTGCCGGCTATGCCTCCGGAATGATACCATGCCCATTCTTCCAGCACTGATATGTATCGGTAATTACTGGGTGTTCTGATGTGTGTTTTTTGTGTGATTGGTATGTCTATGCGATTTATACCGGACCAAAGTACAATCACATGATCATACGAGGCTCTGAACAATTCGTATCGCACACGAGCAGCAATAGCTCTGTTGCCGGCTGCCGGTGCGTCAAAAAATTTAAATCGGTCATGGTTGATATCAAGTGCCGGATCTGCATATCCTGCTGCTACTCCTACAAAACTGCATCCGGCTATCAGCACTGAGTTCATGATGTTGTGCTATTAGAAAGTTACGGTGCCTGTACCTGAAGTAAATTTATATATTTTATATCCTGCACGAGATACAATATCTGATGGTGGAACATTGGAACCTGTAGTAGTTACACCGTTAACGACCAGGCCAGCTGAGAATGAAACTATATCTGTGTATGTATCAGGATACGCAATAATCACAATACCAGAGCCACCAGCACCACCTGTAGTTGCTGTTGTTGCAGCAGTTGACCCACCACCGCCGCCGCCGGTATTTGTGGTGCCAGCTACCCCGTTATAGGTAGTTATTGAGCCACCATCTCCACCTCCACCAGCGCCACCAACACCGGGTGCTCTGCCGGCGCCTGCGCCGCCTGCTGAATATGTGCCTCCCCCACCACCACCGGCATAAGTCACAGATGAACCTGAAATATTTGATGCTGATCCAGCTCCGCCGACCCCGCCTACTGGGCTAACCCTATAGTCGCTGGAGTTGCCATCTCCACCTACTGCGCTTGCACCACCACCTCCGCCACCAGTGTCAGAAGTTCTATTTCCTGAGCCGCCAGTGTTGCCTTGACTTGGGCTGGTACTAGGTGTATTACCTGCTGCGCCACTTAAATTTACATACGATCCACCACCACCAGAGCCACCGGTTAACGCAGCGCCAGAAGTTGCACCAGCACCGCCGCCACCACCGGTTGAAGTTATTGATGAAAAAACAGAATTTGATCCGCTAGTTCCGCGGGATCCAGCATCTCCGGCTGATCCTGGGCCGCCTGCGCCTCCGTCACCGATTGTGACTGTAATTGGTGTGCTGGCAGCCACTGCAAATCCTGACGCTGTTCTATATCCGCCTGCACCGCCACCGCCACCACCATTGTAGTTTGCAACTGAACCACCACCACCGCCTCCGCCAGCAACCACCAGGTATTCAACTGTGGAGGGAGGAGAAGAAGCGGCAGAGGGAATAAATGCCCACCCAGGTCCCATGCTCCAACCCGATCCTATACTGAAGGGCATGTGTTATCCAATCACAAAGGTAATTGGCTGAGAACCATCAACATAGTTGACCAATTCCAACAGCTTGGCATCCATCTGTGCCTGGGCTTCGGTTTTCATGGCAGTGCCGTTTAGGCTGCCGCCACCTTGCGGTCCGGCAATAGTGCCAAATTTTTCACGGGCTTCTCCTATGATCATCTTGCACACAGCCACCATGTAATCACGGATCCATTGCTGTATTTGAAAATCACTCAAGAGATTGATTTCGGGCTTGAGTTGGTAGCACCAGATCAGCACATTCTCACCGGTGTTTTTGGGATCGCGGATCAGTTGCAGTTTTTTGTTCACAGGATTCCAGGTGTAGTTCATGAATCCACCAAACATCTTGGCTGCCAGTTCCACGTATTGGCTGTAGAAATCGTAGGTGGCCAAGCCTCCTGCCACATTGAAATTCATCAGATACACATTGATCGACGCTTGTGCAAACGGATCAAAGTTTGATGCAAACGGCCCTGTGGCATCACCAAATGTACGGCGGAATATCTGTCGTACACTTTGCACTTCCTGCGGCAGTGTGTAGATGTTGAGATCTCGTATCAACTCCATGAAGATGTAGGCTTCTTCATATGCAGCATTGGCACGTTGCCGATACACACCTAAGGTTCGCTGATATGCTGCTTCGTAGTGTTCAGGATCCAACTCAAGATCAATGATCTGCCCACCTAGCATCAGGCGGCAGTATTCGATTAAATCTTGTTTGAGTTGTGGTAGTGTTTGTTCAGACATAAAGGGAACTCCGTTCCCCTTTATTTACCAGCTTTTGAGCACTAGCAAATTCTCATTGCTTCGACCATTGAACTGAGTTTCAGTTGTGGTCAGGTCTTTGAAGATCTTTCTAGCAGCTGGTTTGCCAGCGGCTTGTAATGCTTTCAAAGTTTCTGCAGGCTTACGCAGGGTTTTTTGCTGTGTCTCACTCACAGAAAATCCAATGATTGAACTGCTTTTGATAGTAAAACTACCTGTATGGCTGTCTGCTACCACATGGATCAGTTTGCGTTTCTTGGTGTCATACAACCAGGCTTCGCTCTTGTCCACCAGGGCTGCTGCTGACAATCCTTTCAGCTTGAGTTCAGCAAAATCCACACAGTGTTTGAACTTGGCTGCTTTTTTCTCTGGGCTTATGAGTTTGACCTTGCGTGGCTTGCGTTCCACTTTCTTGATCTGCACATAAGCGCCGCAATCTGAAATCACCGACTCGCAGAACTTCACAATATTACGCAGTTGCACCTTGGACAGGTGTGAATAACCTTCAACCAGCTGTGCATCTTTGCCAGCTACTACTTTTTCAAAGTGTGCCAGTCTAGTTTTCCAAATGTCTGCAATGTGATATACCATTTGCGGTGCCACGTTCATGCCACGTATTTGTGCAATGGGTTTCCAATCTGCTGACATCTTGCAACCTGCTGTGACAAAATCATCCAGCATGCCTTCCAATTCGCCTGCACATTCTTTCATCTTTTCACGTAGACGATCTTGTATGTTGGGTTTTGACACTGCATCAACTTCTACCACTTCAGCAGCCGCTTGATCTTTGATTGCCAGCAAGTCCGCAATGAGATTGTCCAGTTTGATCTGTTCTTGTTCAGTCAACTCCAGGCCCATCATGGTCATACGACACAGCCAACCTGTGGTTAGTCTAATTTGACTGTCAGTCAACGAACGTATTTGTTTGGCATCTTTTGTTCGTTTGTGCATTTCCAAATAGGTCACGATCATTTCTTTGGCTTCTTTTTTGCCGTAAAAATAATTGTACCAACCAAACGCATTGCTCATGGCACTGATTCTGTTGCGATCTTGTTCGGGCTGCACACGCCATTCGGGTTCGTGTCCCACGTATTTGGTATCCGGGCTACGCGGATTCATTGACTTGATAGCAGTTTTTGCAGTCACTGGCATGGGTTTTCCTTTGGTGATTGTCATGTTGTAATTATAGCTGAAACAGAATTTCCAGTCAACCTGCCCATAAATAACACACTATGCCTAAACTTTCCATGTTCCGCCCCAATCGAACCCGGGATTATCAATTCCTGGACCGTACAATTTCAGAAATGTACACAGTGGGCGGCCTGGATCTTTACTGCCACAAATACCTAGGTCCCGAAACCGGAGGCGCCGATTCGGCATTTTCGGGCAATGCAGATGCCACTCAACCAGTTTATGAAACTCAAAGCCCCTTGAACATACAGGATCTGTTGCTGTTGGAAAACCGTGATAGACAATATGATCCGGATGTGTACACCATGCGCGGTGTGTACAATACCCAAGATATTGACTTTGATCTTACACAGTTTGGCCTGTTCCTAAACAACGATACCCTGTTCATCACATTTCATTACAATGACATGATTGATGCATTCGGACGCAAGTTGATGAATGGTGATGTGCTGGAAGTGCCCAATCTCAAAGATTTTCATCCGTTGAATGCAAACTTGCCTACTGCATTTAGCAAGTACTATGTCATCCAAGATGCAGCCTATGCCAGCGAAGGATTCAGTGTGACCTGGTTGCCACACCTGTGGCGAGTCAAAGC